TACTTGAGCCTGTCGAAGAAGAGGAAGTTCAAGAATCGGAAATTATCGAAGTTGTTAAACTCAATGAGACGCTCCCAACAAGAGGCAGAGTCGCATTTACGTCTTCTGGGATTGAAGAAGTAGGACTGAAGGTCGGAGACGTAGTAGGGTTTAAAGAGAACCGCGACTATCGTATCAAGATAGACGGAAAGGAATACTACCGCACCCGTATCGAAGATTTACTTTACAAAGAGCTCTAACATGTTTAGCAAAGAAGACACCTGGCAGCTCCTCGAAGATGAGGAGTGTTTAACCGCTGACGGATTCGACGATGCCGTTATAGGAATCGTTTATGGGGTTCAGCCCAAGGCCGTTTACAGCGTAAGAAAAATAGTTGATATCCTTATGGAGGATATGAGCTACGATGATGCTGTTGAGCATTTTGAATACAACATAGCTGGTTCATACGTAGGAGAGAGAACACCCCTGTACATTTACGATATCCAGGAAGATGTCTAAGTTTACTACGATTAGCGCATCCAAGAGGTTGATGGCAAGTATGGAGGTTGCTATCAATAACATGATTGAAGAAGTAAAGAAACCTGTGGACCCAGAGGCTGGCGGGTCCGCAAGGAAAGCAGAATTACAATCCATTAAACAAACAGCTATTGACTGTAAGGAGTTGCTGATAGAGCGTCAGCGTTTAGAACAAATGGTTAAAGAGCTACAAGACAATGGATCAATCGAAAAAGAAAAAGACTACTCAGGAGGATTCGCGGAACGATTCTCAAAATAACCCAACTGGTTTGATATACTGGGAAGACTATGACTTTGATAATCAGGACAATACGGCTGGTTACTTAAACATAAATATATGCACCCGTAGCTCAGCTGGATAGAGCATCTGCCTTCTAAGCAGACGGCCACAGGTTCGAATCCTGTCGGGTGTACTAATTAAATTAAATGTCCGTACTAGTAGATATAGACGGTTATGAAACTAAAGGGATTAAGATCGACCCTAACGGTACAGAGGGAGAGCATGTTGAGCTCCACGGGTTACTCGTTGTTCTTCCAAAAAAACCGAAGCGATCTGAGATACTCTTCCATGACAAACCAAAGGAGTTGCAGATGTGGCAACGCATTCCTTTGCCCGAAGAACTGCAAAGGGTTCGCAGTATGGATGAGTGGTTCGAGAAGCCTGCCGAGTTTCGAAACAAGTTTCGTTCTTACGTCGAGAAAGAGTTTCAGCGTAGGCGCGACGGTGTGTGGTTTTACAACAATGGGCTCCCTACGTATATTACAGGGAGACACTATATGTTTCTACAGTGGTCTAAAATCGATATCGGATACCCATCATACCTTGCTTTCCAAAGAGAAATCTTTCTTCACATGGCTGCTTGCGAAGTTGATCCCCGTTGTTTCGGTCAGCTTTATACTAAGTGTCGTCGTTCTGGCTACACTAATATATGCTCTGCTGTTCTTGTGGACGAGGCTAGTCAAGTTAAAGAGAAGCTGTTGGGCATTCAGTCAAAGACTGGTAAGGACGCGCAAGAAAATATTTTTATGAAAAAGGTAGTTGCGATTTTCCGCAGCTACCCTTTCTTTTTCAAGCCTATTCAGGACGGTACGACCAACCCGCGTATGGAGCTGGCTTTCCGTGAGCCTTCGAAGCGCATCACTAAAAACAACAAAACGTCTTACAGGGGTGATGCACTGAATACAGTGATCAACTGGAAGAACACCACGAATAACGCATACGACGGTGAGAAGCTGCACATTCTGTATCTGGACGAGGCGGGCAAGTGGGAGAAGCCTACAGATATCCGTGAAGCATGGAGGATAGAAAGAACCTGTCTTATCGTTGGTAAAAAGATTGTAGGTAAGGCCATTATGGGTAGCACGGTCAACCCAATGAACAAGGGTGGCAACGAGTACAAGGGTTTGTGGTATGACTCTGACCCCAACGAAAGAAATAGCAACGATAGAACTAGGTCGGGTCTGTACAGAATATTTATCCCAGCGTATGATGCGCTAGAGGGTTTCTTTGATCAGTACGGAAACCCAGTCATAGAAGATCCAGAGCAGGAGATAGAGGGGATCGATGGGGACTTCATCACTATCGGTAGCAAGACGTACTTAAAAAATGAACGCAGGTCATTTAAGGACAACCCTTCAGAACTAAACGAGGTGACCAGGCAGTTCCCGTTCACGGAGGATGAGGCATTTAGAGATAGTATCGAGGGCAGCCTATTTAATATTGGGAAGATCTATCAACAGATTGAGCACAATGAAGAACTGTTTCCAGACCCTGTAATCAAAGGAAACTTTACCTGGAAGGAAAAAGACAAAGAGGTAGTGTTCTCACCTACNCCTAACGGTAGGTTTAGGGTTTGCTGGATGCCAGACCCCTCCGACAGGAATATCATAAAAATTGACAGGGGTAAAAAGATAGCTCCATTTAGTCAGTACGGTTGCGGCGGCGTTGACTCCTACGACCTAGACGCAACAGTAGACGGCAGGGGATCGAAGGGAGCGCTACACATGTACAACAAGTTCAGCCTGAATCGCCCTCCAAACATGTTTGTGGTGGAGTACGCTTCTCGCCCAGACCTTGCCAGCATCTTTTACGAAGACGTTTTGATGTGTGCTTTTTATTATGGCTATCCGCTACTTGTGGAGAACAACAAGTATGGTATTGTAAGATACTTTGAATCAAGAGGTTACGACGGTTACTTAATGGACAGACCCAGGCACTTGCTCAGTAGTTCTTCACATGTAAATGTTAAAACAAAAGGCATACCATCTAACTCACAAGATGTCATTCAGTCACACGCTCAGTCTATAGAAAAGTACATTCATGAACACGTAGGTGTGGATCATGAAACTGGAGAGGTTGGGAAGATGTATTTCAACAGAACACTAGAAGATTGGATAGGATTCAAGATAGATAAGAGAACTAAGTTTGACTTGACGATTAGCTCTGGACTTTCTTTGCTTGCTGCCCAAAAACCTAAAGAGAAAGAAAGATCTAACTTCAAAGAGAAGGTGTTTTTCAGGAGATATAAGGTCTAGCCCGTATTTGTTATATTTGCAAAATACGCCTATAGTGCTATCAACAAATGAATTACACAAACGACAAGCGTAAAAGCTCTTTTCCCGACCCTCTTGCCGACTCAGAGACTAAAAAAAGCAACTCTTACGGNTTGCAGTATGCGAAAGCGATTGAGTCTCAATGGGGAAAGATGACCAACGCAACCTCGTTGTACGGTAGGAGAAATGTTATTTTCGAGAGGAGCAGAGATTACGCAAACGGCACGCAAGATACTAACATCTACAAAAAGCTTTTAAGATCGTTGTCCCCCAATGATGGAGACGGTAGCCTTCTTAATATTGATTACACTCCAGTGCCAATCCTCCCTAAGTTCGTTAGGGTGGTTGCAAATAAAATACTGTCTCGAAATCCCTATCCAAATCTTGAAGCTGTTGACCCTCTTTCTTCTTCAGAAAAGAACAACAAAAAAAGAGCGATAGAAATACAGGTTGAAGCAAAAAAGCAGCTGCAACAGTTAAAACAAAACACGGGGATGGTTATAGGCGATGATCCTGATAAACTCCCCGACACCCTTGAAGAAGCTGAGATTTTATTAGGNACCAACGTTAAAACCGATGCTGAGATGGCNGCTCAGATCGGGACTAACATGACGCTTTCTTGGAACTCATTCAATGATAACGTGTTNCGAAGATGCGTAAACGACCTGGTTTCTTTGGGNATGGCCGTTGTAAAAAGAAGCAACGACCCCAACGAAGGCATCAAAACTGAGTATGTAGATCCGACTTCATTTATTCATAGCTACACAGAAGACCCTGGTTTCAATGATATGATGTATGCTGGTCATATCAAAACTATCTCTATTCAAGAGCTAAAGAGACTTGCTGGTCACGAGCTAGATGAAGAGGTTTTTGACAAGATTGCTAAAGCCGCAAGAAACAGAGACGGAAATGACCCCAACGCTTACAGCAGGAAGTCATACAATAAAAGAGCCATGCGTCAAGAGTATGGCTATGACGAATACATGGTCGATGTTCTTGACTTTGAGTTTATTTCTGTTGATTGCATCTTCTTTGAAGAAAAAGAAAATCGCTTTGGAAACACCAACTTCTTTATGAAGGGGTTTGATTACGAAGAGAAGCAAGGCAGTGTATTCGATAGGAAACCACATAAGATGGAAATCTCTACCGTCTATAGCGGTTCTTATGTGATGGGTGGCTCTGACATCCTGTTTAATTACGGGATGATGAAAAACATCCCAAAGAATATTCATGACCTCTCAAAGTGTAGGCTGTCATACTCTGTTGTGGCAACCAACTTGAGAAACATGATGCCTAAGTCTATGGTGGATAGCTGCACTGGCTTTGCTGATATGTTGCAGCTGACACATTTGAAGATTCAGCAAGCAATCGCCAAGGCAAAGCCCGACGGCTTGATCATTGATATCGAGGGGTTAGAAAATGTGCAACTCGGAAAAGGCGGGGAGCTACAACCTTTGGACCTGCATGATATTTATGAGCAGACTGGTGTTTTCTATTACAGAAGTAAAAACCCAGAGGGTGGATTCCAGAACCCGCCTGTACGAGAGATCGGTAATAGCATCCGAAACATCAACGAGTTGATTGGGCTTTACAATCACTACTTGCGTATGATCCGTGATACTACGGGAATCAACGAGATGATGGATGCGTCTACACCGAAAGGTGACACACTTGTTGGTGTTCAACAACAAGCCATAGCAGCAGGCAATAACGCTATATATGACATCACTAATGCCTCCATGATCCTTTACAAAAAGGTTTGCGAAGACATTGTAAAGTGCATTCAGATTCTCCCTGAAGATTGTGTTTTGTATAAGCATTATGAAAACGCAATAGGTCAAGAAAACATGTCTGTGCTTTCCTCTTTCAATGAGCTACCTATGTACAACTTTGGTGTCCAGGTAGTTAAGGAGATGGAGGACCAAGACAGAGTTTATCTTGAGCAAAACATTCAGATGTCTATACAGCAAAAAGAGCTTGACATTGAAGATGCTATTGCAATCCGAGGGATGAAAGACGTTAATCAGGCTGAGCGTCTTTTGGTTGTTCGCCGTAAAAAGCGCATGGCTAAGATGCAGGAAATGGCTATGCAAAACTCCCAGGTGCAGGCTCAGTCAGCCCAGCAGGCTGCTCAGGCCGCCTCTCAAGCGAAGATGCAGGAGATGCAGATGGAAGCTCAACTCGAAGCGCAACAGCTTCAGCTGAAGGCTCAGCTTGAGAGTCAGCTCGAACAAGTAAAACATCAATTCAGAAGAGAGATTGAGCTTATCAAGGCACAGGCTACTTTAGGCTTCAAAACTGATGAGCAAGAGTTTAAAGAAAAGCTTGAAGTTCTTAAGGAGGATAGAAAAGATGAACGTGTTAAAAAACAATCTGCTGAGCAGAGCAAGTTGATCTCTCAAAGACAGGGGTCAAGAGGTGAGCTTCCAGAAGCCGCTGAAAATGTAGACAATATTGTAAACTCATTATTAGGCTAGTATGAGTAAAGTAAACTTAGATGTAGCGGAAAAATTAGATATCACCTGTAGAAGAGGTGATACTTTCTCTTTGACTTTGACCCTAAAAGATTCGAGCGGAACTGCCTTGCAGCTTAGCACTCTGGGCTATGAATTTTTTATGAATGTAAAGTCAAATGAAAAAGACAAATCTGGAGAAAGATTTGTTATTGCTTCATCTAGTACAGCCTCTCAGAAGTCTCCTACTTCTTCGCGCTTAAATGAAGATCAGACTAGAGATCTTGCTGGTATTTTTACTTTTGATGACGCAAGCGATAGCGGCACAGTAGTGTTAAATGCTAGCGCTGTAAGTATGGCGAGCTTTCCTGTGGGCAGGTTTTCGTATGACATCCAACAACTGGTTGGTGGCGTAAGGACTACAATATTGAGAGGTTCATTTAAGGTTAACGAAGATATAACTCTCTAATATGGCTATAACAGTTACAGCAGCATCAGGCAGCACTTCGGTAACAGTTACAGCTCCAA